GGTAAGGTAATTCTTATCTCTACACCTAACGGACATGACCCAATTTATTATGGAGTATATGATCAGGCGTTAAGAGGTATGAATGACTTTAAAATAACCGATTTAAGGTGGTTTAAAGATCCGAGATATGCAGGTGATTTAAAATGGATTAAAGTGGATGATATTATTCATTATATGTTAAATAGAGAACAATATAATGATGATGAGATAATTTTAGAACAGGGTTGGGAAGGATATGAAGAATTACTCGAACAAGGATACAAACCGTACTCTCATTGGTTTGAGAATATGGCAAAAAAATTCAAGTATGACAAAAGAAAAATCGCACAAGAATTGGAGTGCGACTTCCTCGGTTCTGGTGATGGTGTTATCCCAAGTACAATACAAGACAGAATAAGAAAGACCATGATAAAAGACCCCATGGAAAAATACATGCAGGGTACCTTTTGGTTATGGAAAGAACCTGTTGAGGGTCATAGATATATAATGGGTGTCGACGTATCTCGAGGAGATAGTGCCGATTCATCATCTATATGTGTTATTGACTTTGATGAAAACGAACAAGTTGCAGAATACGTTGGTATGATACCACCCGATGATTTAGCATCCATTGTCTATAAATGGGGTACATTATATAAGGCGTTCGTAGCAACGGATATTACGGGAGGTATGGGTATTGCAACATCTCGTAAACTACAAGAAATGGATTATAAGGACCAATATATTGATGGGGTTAATTCTAATAATATTTGGCAATACAACAAAAAGGCACAAGAAAAGATACCGGGTATAAACTTTAATAATAAACGAACACAGATCGTTGCAACCTTTGAGGAGAAACTTAGACATGGATTTATGGTTAGATCCTCAAGACTGTTAAATGAATTAAATACGTTTGTTTATATTAATGGTAGACCTAACCATATGAAAGGGTCTCATGATGATGCAATTATGGCAATGGCAATTGCTATGTACGTGGGTGACATATGTTTTACACAATTAAAAAGAAGTGATAGCGCTAATAAGGCGATGTTAGATTCTTGGTTATTAACAGAGAGGACATACGAAACTAAAAAATCATTTTATTCTCACGGTACTGCATTTGATGCGGTGGGTGGGATGACCACAGATGGACAACCTTATAACCCATCTAACCAAAATGTTAGTAAAGATCAGTACATGGAACATAGTTGGTTATTTAGTAAAAGAGGGTATAGATAATTAAACAGGTTTATAAAGTGAAAAAAAATACGTATATTATAAAGACTAATATTTATTAATATGGCAAAACAAAATATGACGGTGTATCAAAGGTTAACAAAGGTTTTCGGTTTTACGGCTGACCAACCTTCTACACCACCACAATACAAGTTTGATAGGGATACTCTGTTAAAAACAGATAGTAAGGAAGATTATGAAAAATCACTTCTTCAACAACAACAATCTCAATATATTGCGGATAAGTGGTCTAAATTAGATCAATCGTTATATAATCAATCAGTTTACTATGAACCTAACAGATTGGCGGCATATTACGATTATGAATCTATGGAATTTACCCCTGAGATATCCGCAGCATTGGATATATATTCAGAAGAATCAACGACACTTTCTGAAAAGGGAGACATACTCACAATTTATTCAGAATCAAAAAGAGTTAAAAACATACTTACAGATCTTTTTGAGAACATCTTAGATGTGAACACTAACTTACAAATGTGGTGTAGAGGATTAGGTAAGTACGGAGATAACTTCGTTTATTTAAAAATAGATCCTGAAAGAGGGGTTGTAGGTTGTCAACAATTACCTAACATTGAAATCGAGAGACACGAAGGTGCGGCATCCAACGTTCATAAGGCGGAACCGTCATCAAACGTCACAATGCCAAGTAGAGAATTAAGATTTGCGTGGAAGAACAAAGACATGGAATTCCAAGCATGGGAGGTTGCTCATTTTAGATTACTAGGTGATGATAGAAAACTACCTTACGGTACGTCCATGTTAGATAAAGTAAGACGTATATGGAAACAATTATTACTTGCGGAAGATGCAATGTTAATTTATAGAACATCAAGGGCACCTGAAAGAAGAGTATTTAAAGTCTTTGTTGGTAATATGGATGATAAAGATATTGAGGCGTATGTACAACGTGTGGCGAACAAATTTAAACGAGATCAAGTAGTAGATCCTCAGAATGGTCAGGTTGATATGAGATACAATCAAATGGCTGTGGATCAAGATTACTTTATTCCTGTTAGAGATCCGGGTCAAACATCTCCTATTGAAACATTACCAGGAGCACAAAACTTAGGTGAGATTGCAGACATTGAATACATTCAAAAGAAGATGTTGGCGGCACTTAGAATACCTAAGGCGTTTTTAGGTTTTGAGGAAATCGTTGGTGATGGTAAGACTTTAGCGTTAATGGATATTCGTTTTGCAAGAACGATTAATAGAATACAAAAATCATTAATACAAGAATTAAATAAAATTGCGTTAGTTCACTTATACTTGTTAGGTTTAGAGGACGAGTTAGATAATTTTACATTGTCTTTAACTAATCCTTCGGCACAATCTGATTTATTAAAGGTAGAACAGTGGAAAGAAAAGATAACATTATATAAAGACGCAACATCAGATCAATCTCAAATTGGTATACAACCTGTTTCACACACATGGGCTAAGAAAAATATCTTAGGTATGAGTGATAACGACGTAGTATTAGATTTACAACAACAAAGACTTGAACGTGCACTTGGTGGTGAGTTAGGTGCCACACCTAATATTATTAAGAGAACAGGTGTGTTTGATGAAGTAGATAAGAAGTACGGGATACCTGAAGAGGAAAGACAGTCTATGGACGCCAGTGCACCCGCTGGTGGAGACGATATGGGCGACATGGGAGGATCACCACCTCCACCCGCAGGAGACATGGGTAGCGATGAACCTTTAAGTGAAGGAATTAAAAAATCAAAGAAATCTAAAATATTAAGTATGTTAGGTGACGAATCACAAGATTTTGACGATCTTTTTGATGTTAATAAGGCACAACAGAATATTTATGAAGTAGAGAATAAACTCAAAGACATATTAAAAGAATAATTATGGCAACATTCGGGAACATTAAAAATAAGATTTTAGTTAAACTAACTGAATCATATGGTAAAAAGGATTTTAAAAATAACCTTAATACGTATTTTAAACCTATAACTAAAAATGATACACTCAAGGAGATGTATTCATTATATGAAGAATTGGAGGGTAAAACTTTTGAAGATAAGGAGACTGCAACATTATATGTAGAAGAACTATCAAGAATATTAAAAGAAAAAAGTTCTAACATACAAACCGATTTAAATAAATTAAGTGAAGACTTATCTAATGTTGAATCTACAAGTAACGAATTATATGAAAGTATTGATTCTTTATCCACTCCCGATAATTTAAGTAATATATCTGATAAGGTTATTGCTAAAAAATATTTAGTTGAACATTTGACAAAAAATAAAACTAATGAATTACTTACTGTAGATCAAGGTGTAAATGAATCATTATTAAATTCAGTCTTAGTAAATAACTTTAATGCTAGTTTTGATAAGACGTTGAATGAAGAAGATAAAAGTAGATTAAAAAACATATTATCCCTTAACCAAGAAGATTTAGAAAGTAAGTTTACTGAATTGACTGAAAGTATCAACGAAAAGTTAGGTTCAATAGTAGAATCAGACGAAGAGTTTAAATCTAAGTCTATTGAGGTTAAGACTGAGATTAATGAAATGAATCAAAGTAAGTATAACTTATACAGATTAGAAGAGTTATTAAGTAACTTGTCAGAATAATATTCCTTTACGGCAGCTACCTTAGAGGTGTAAATCCCTGTTTTTGATACATCAAAGTCTCAAATGGGGATTTTTTATTGCTCGTTTTCGTCGTTCAGTTTCTGTATATACACCGCCTTTTGTTTTTGTAGTCTTTTTTTGACGGATGGTTTAGTGAATTGTTTATTCTCTCTGAGTTTATTGATTTGTTTTACGTTTCTTACTTTTCTACGCAATTTCTTTATCGCTTTCTCAATACCACCTTTGTCTACTTTTATTATTAGCATATATAATTTTGTATATTAATAAATATACTAGAAAAATTTGTTTTTCCAAAGAAAATTACTTATATTTTATTAAACACCATTAAAAGATTATAATAATGAATTAAATGAAACTAGGACGTTACATCCCATTAGGGGATCACAAAAACGTTAAGATTGGATATGGGACGATAAACCATAAAAACTTAAAGACGATTTACCTCTCTTTAAACTCTTGGTTAGAACCAAATGAGATATGTGAGGATTACGATGCAATACTACGGTCATCGAAAAATAAAATAAAAAGATTATTTCACAATTTAGGTCACGGACTTTTTAGAGAAGAATCTATCGTTGATTTGGATGTGAGAACTAAAGGTATAAAAAAAGAAAAGAGATCTTTTATGAATTTAGAAGTTACTCTTTATACGTTAAAACAAGTAAACGTCAAGGATAAAGACTTGAAAACAGACATGTATGGTCTACTATGTGAAATCATAGATACTTGTTTAGATAACGAATTATTATACAATTTCCACAAAAAGAAAAAATAAGTCCGTTTTCCATGTATTTATAGTAATAAAACTACAGATACATGAAAGTATTAGGACCAAAAGAAACAGGTAAAGGAATATTAATAGAATATGACGCGGGATTTATTTCTCCCAAAGAGAATAAAAGTGTTATATCGGAAATGAAGGGAATTGATTTCTCTGAAGATATTATCCTTTACGCTGTTCTACAGAAATATGATACCCCGAATAAGAACGGGAGAATCTATCCAGAGAGATTACTCAAGAGAGAGATGGAAAAGTATCAAGAGATAATTGATAAGGGTTCAGCATTAAATGAACTAAACCATCCATCATCTTCACTCATAGATTTAGATAGAGTTTCACATACGATCACCGAGACTTGGTGGGACGGTAAAATTCTTATGGGAAAAATTAAATTACTTCTTTCACCTGGTTGGAAAAAATCAGGTATTGTAAGTACCAAAGGTGACCAAGCAGCAATGTTATTAATGAACGGTGTTACCTTAGGTATATCATCAAGAGGGGTAGGATCACTTAAATCAGTTAAAGGACAGAATATAGTACAGGAAGACTTTGAATTGGTTTGTTTTGATTTAGTATCATCCCCATCAACACCTGGTGCATATGTATTCCAAGATCCAGGAGATAGAGAAAAATACGAAGAATCGATTGAGGAACAACCTATCGTAGATGAGAGAATGAGTAAACTTATGGGTAATCTCAATAGTTTCTTGTCTAAATAATAAACTTTTCTTTGATTACTATATCATAAAAGTAATTTTTTCTTAATTAACAAGTATTTATTATTAAACTATATAAAACAAATGAGTAAAAAATCCATTTTAGAACAAGCATTGCTTCAAGTACAAGACCTTGAAGAGGCAGTAAAGGCAAACGCAAAAGGTATACTTGCTTCAACCATGAAGGAAGAACTAAACGATGTCCTAAACGAATCTATGGAACAAGAGGAAGTTGAACTTTCTACTAAAGAAGACGAACAAGATATGCCAGTCTCGGAACAAGGAATTGATGACGAGGAAGGAAATGATGACGAAACTTCGATAAACGACGAGCCAACAGACGACGTTGATCCAGACATGGAAGATGAAGAGGGTGAAGACGAATCAGACGACGAATTATCTATAGATGATGAGGACGAAGATTTTTCATTACCAATGGATTCTGAAGAAGAAGGAGAAGACGAAGTACTCGACATGACCGACGCATCTGACGATGAAGTCCTAAAGGTATTCAAATCAATGAAACCTGAAGACGGAATTGTTGTGAAACGTGACGGTGATAATGTTGAACTCGAGGACGGAGACGACGAATACATCATCAAATTAGATGACGAAGAAAGTGAAGTCGAAGAAACAGAATACAACGAAGAGGTATCTGAAGAAGACGTTGAGGAATCAGAAGTATCTGAAACTGATGACACTGTCTACGAAATTGAATTAGAAGACGTATCCGAAGAAGAAGTCTCTGAAGAAGAAGTTTCCGAAGAGGAGGTATCTGAAGAAGAAATTGACGAATCAGAAGTATCTGAGGAGGAAATGGAAGAAGAAGTCTCTGAAGAGGAAGAATCTCATGAAGAGGAAGTCGACGAAGCTGCGAGAACAAAATCCAATGTACATGGTGACAAGGGAGGTGCTAACAGAGCCGGTATTAAGTCTAAGACTAAATATAAGGCAGGTGCAATCAACGAAGAAGTTGAAACTTTAAGAAAACAAAACGGTGAATATAAAAAGGCGTTAGTTTTATTTAAAGAGAAACTAAACGAGGTTGCTGTGTTTAACGCTAACTTGGCATACGCTACAAGATTGTTCACAGAACATTCGACAACTCGTCAAGAGAAATTGAATATTTTGAAAAGATTTGACTCTGTCAGTTCTTTAACAGAATCTAAATCCACTTATAAAGTAATAGAAGGTGAATTAGGTTCAAAACAAAATGTTACTGAGTCGGTTGCCAAAGCAATCGTTTCAACTCCGACATCATCCTCATCTCAAGAAGTACTTTCAGAAACGAAAGCATATGAAAGTCCACAATTCAAGAGAATGAAAGATTTAATGTCAAAATTATAATAAAATAAATAAAAAAACTAAAACTTACATTTAAAATGGGAGCATTATTAGAATCAGGTATGGTTGGTAACATTGGGTTAAAACACCTAAGAGTTATCAAAGAAGATACCATCAAAAAATGGGATGACCTAGGTTTCTTAGAGGGACTTAATGGACATCAAAAAGATAACATCGCTCAGTTATATGAAAACCAAGCGTCTTATCTAATTAACGAAGCTGCTGTGTCTGACGCATCAGGTTCATTCGAAACAGTTGTTTTTCCAATTATTAGAAGAGTATTCTCTAAATTATTGGCAAACGATATCGTTTCTGTACAAGCTATGAACTTACCAATTGGTAAATTGTTCTACTTTGTACCTAAAATCGGTGAAAGAGATGCAAATGGTAATCACAAGAAACCTTATGGTGTACCAAACGGAGATAATGACGTAGCAAACGGAAACTTTGACGGTGGAAGAAATCTTTATGATAGATTCTACGAAGAAGGTGACGGTGCTGATGAAGGTCTGTTTGACTACTCTAAAGGTGCGTACACTGAACAAGCTCTTACAGGAGCCAAATTCGTAACATTTGCAAACGGAGTGGCAACTGAGTCAGATACTTTAGTGGCAGGTACTTATTCATCTGCGATTGTTAAAGTTGGTGGTTTCACTAAATTAGGATCAGGTAAACTTTCAGGACCTAATGGTAACGAAATGGATACTGAAGAATTTTTAGCATCTTTAGAAATATCTCACGCTAATATTAACGATGGAGTTAAATTACCTTTTAACGTTGTAACTCAAAAATACGGAAACGGAATCGTTGAGTACGGTAAAAAAGGAAATGGGATAACAGGAGAATATCCTGATATCGTAGATAAAGACGGTGTAATTTTCCTACAAATTGATATGGAAACATATAAATCGGGAGAAGGTTATGCGGCTGAAGTATTAGCTGCTGATATTAACGCAACTGATTTAGCAGGAACTTACAGACAGTATGGTTCACTTGAATTCGAAGATGAAATCGGAGAAGTATCTTTCGATTTAGATTCTGTAACAGTTTCTGTTACTGAAAGAAAGTTAAGAGCTAGCTGGTCTCCTGAATTGGCTCAGGATGTATCTGCTTTCCATAACATCGACGCTGAGGCTGAGTTAACTGCATTGTTATCTGAGCAAATCGCGGCTGAGGTTGATAGAGAGATCTTAAGAGACTTAAGAAAAGGTGCAGCTTGGAACCTTAAATGGGACTACAATGAGTGGAAATACGGTGGAGACGCTGGAAAAACACTACAGGGTTATACTCAAAAGGATTGGAACCAAACGTTAATTACTAAAATTAACCAATTATCGGCTCAAATCCATAAAACTACACTTAGAGGTGGTGCTAACTGGATCGTTGTTTCTTCTGAAGTTTCAGCTGTATTCGATGATTTAGAGTACTTCCACGTATCTAACGCAGGTGCAGAACAAGATCAGTACAATATGGGTATTGAGAAAGTTGGTACTTTAGCAGGAAGATACCAAGTGTATAGAGATCCTTACTTCCCAGCGGGTAAAGTATTGGTTGGACATAAAGGAAAGTCGTTATTAGACGCAGGGTACATTTACGCACCTTACGTACCGTTACAACTTACACCTACAATGTACAATCCATTCAACTTTACACCGATCAAGGGTATCATGACGAGATACGCTAAGAAAATGGTTAATAACCGTTACTTCGGTGTAATAAACGTTGCAGGATTACAAACATTCAACTTAGATACTTTAAGATAATATATCTTTAAGTTCTATTAATATTAAAGGGGATCGATTCGGTCCCCTTTTTTTATTGCATTATTTTCCGTATATTATAACTTATGATATGGAAAGATTACTTTGTTAGTATTGCAGAACAAGTTAAAGAAAAGTCTAAAGACATTAAGACTAAAATAGGTGCCGTTATTGTTGGTAAGGACAATGAAATTCTAAGTACGGGATATAACTCATTCCCAAGAGGATTAAACGATAATGTGGTTCAGAGACAAGAACGACCTGAAAAATACTTTTGGTTTGAACACGCTGAAAGAAACGCCATATATAATGCTGCGAGAATAGGTGTATCACTAAAACAATCCACAGTATATCTAACTTCAGGACTACCATGTATGGACTGTGCAAGAGGTTTGGTACAATCGGGGGTAATAAAGATTGTCTGTAAAGAACATTGTACCACTAAGAATTTAGGTAAGTGGAAAGAAAGTCAAGAACGATCTCTTATTTTGTTAAATGAGTGTGGGGTAGAAGTCGAGTTTTATTAAGTTTCCTTATTTTTACATTTAAGTCTCCACTTCCCTTAATAACCCTATGGAATTCTCCTTCAGGTATTGTAACGACTAAACCTTTTGTAATTTTAATTGGAAGTTCATTATCCATTTGAAACGACCAATCACTTTCATGTAAAAAAGTAACTTCACGATCTTCATTATCGAAGTGCCATTTTAATTCAGACTCATTAATATCCCTTGGAAATATCCTTGTACTGTAATTGTTATACAATATTTCCCTAAATGGTAAAGTTTCTCCCATTAAAGTGTAAAGTTTTTCTTATTACTTTGTTTAATGATGTCCATCAGTGAATTAAAGACAGATTTTTCATTAATATATAGTCCTCTAATTATTATTTTACCGTATTCTATTAATGCAACTCCTGATTCATATTCATCGTAATCTTTACCTACATCACCCTCTTCCATTGAGATGGTAGCAAACATAGTTAGACTACCTTCTACCATTTCTGCATTATCTTTATCTAATACATCATATGAGTAACGACCATCTTCATCCTCATCTTCCTCAGGATATTTATCGGCCATATAATAATCGTTGTCCACCATATCGGTGTGGGCTAAATACTTGTCTTGTGTTTGTTTGTTTCTTACAATAAACAATCCTGTTTTTTTATCCCATAACAACAATTCAAAACGATCTTCTACATCATCTAGTTCAGAGTCATAGAAACCCTCTCCTGTGGAATCAGGGTATTCTGGCGGGTCATAATACCCTTCAAATAAATCAAATAATTTCATATTACCAAGGATTAGAAGATTTTATACCTAACGCTTTACGGTATCGTGCAATATTACAACTCCAATATCCCGCTTTAGTACGATCTTTCTTCTCACTACATTTATGTCTAGCCCTAAACGATTTTGCAGCCTTCTTATTATTATTCCTAACCTTTAAATTAGGGTCTCCAAAAGTTACTTTCTTAATTGTTCCTTTTGGGGTTTTAACATAGACCGCAAATTTCTTTGGTCCACTAGAGGTTCTAAATGGTTTGTTTAATTTAACGTTTTTACCTCTGTGTTTTGCTTCAAGTAAATGTTCGTCTTGATTTTCAATGAAAGGTATATCTAAATAAACCTCAGAACCTTCATATAAACCTGTTTGTCCTAAATCAGTATTAATTAAATCTAAATCAATTCCTGAGACTTCTAAGACATTATCTTCACTTAACTGACGTACTTCATTATAAATATTAAAGAACTCATTAGAATAGATCCTATATACGTTCTCGACAATAGGTAAGTTATTATTAATATGGTATTGTAAACCTTCACTTAGTTGTTTAGATTCATTTACCATTTTAAGTTTAGGTTCTTGTATAGTTAACTTTTGTTGATCTAAGTTATTGAAAACTAAAGAAATGATTCTGTTTTCATCAAACCTCGCAAAGTTAGGTGTTCTACCTTTACCTGATTTTTTACTTTTTCTCTCTTTACGTCTTTTTTGACGTGTCATTGATTTTTTTTCTTTCTTACTGTACGACCCTGTTGTTTTAGGTGTTTCCTTAGAGACTTTTTTAGATGGTCTACATTTCGGGTATCCCTTTCTTTTTGAGTCTCCATCTGCATCACCTCTCCCACATGGTGGGTGTTTACCATCTACTTTACGAGATACATCAACCCATTTTTCTTTAAACCAACGACCAAGATCTTCCTGAAGTACCTCTCCGTTTGAGAGACACTCCTCTAAATAAACCTTATCTTCTTCGTTTATGGTAATTTTCATTTAGTTCTTTTTCTCGGGAGTTGATGGTGGGTTTAAAAATTCTTGAAATTTCTTAGTTAGTTGTTCAAGTTCAGGATCATTCATACCATCAAGTAGGTCACTTGAATATTGTTTTATAAACGATGGTGTTACGAACATGTATGTGTCTTTATGTATAGTTAATTCAGTACTTGTACTATGTTCTTTTATACAAGGTCCTATAGACAATGCTTGTGAATTTTGCTCAGTATCAAAAGTACATACAATAGCACTAATGACAGGCATTCCTAATAAGTACTCACATACGAATATAATGTTACTGGCCTTCTTTGAGGTGTGACTCTTATCTCCTGAAATATTTAATCCCTCTTTTCCAACTGAACTAACCATCGCCTTTGCAAATGCCAATCCTCCAACACCTGTGGCGAGTCCAAGAACCCCTTCTAATAACTCCTTAGAAAACGTTGCTCCCCAAGAATTAGATTTATGATTAACGTCTTCTTCATTAACGTGTACGAAACAACCCGAAGAATCAATTATTTTTTGTAATGCGTCGTAATCATAAAGAGACTTTCCTTCTTTATCCAATGCCTTTGTCATTGCACCAAAAAATACAGACACTTCCGCGAATACATCTCTTACTTCTTTTTCTATCGTTGTATTGGTCATATCAGTAGTTGCCATCATGATATTACCCGTTTCATTAAAAACAAACCCCTTTTTAACTTCTTGGTTATTTGGGTCTTGTTGTGTTACTTTATCAGCCATATTAATTTACTTTAAAATTTTATTTTTTCTTTTTACAGTATGAACCTGAACATCTTTTTTTACCGTCCAAACCTTTAATTGATCCTTTACAAACTCGTACCGCGTATCCGTTAGCATATGCAGATGGATATACATCAAACTTAGACTTAGCCGCTGACTTACCTCTTGCACATAAAGTGTTTTTCTTTTTCTTCTTTGCTTCTTGTAATTCATGACCATCTTCTGTTTGGTTCATTAAGAAGTCCAATACTTGATCCATGTTTTCTTTAGCAACACTAACGTGATCGTCGGCCCAATCGTGACCATTTTGTAATATGTCTTCAATTACATTTTCGTCCAAATTCAACAAAATTTCACATTGTCTGTGTATTTGTTTAAGGTTACTAAAAAACATATAATTTTCAGTTCTCTCCTCATTGAGGGAGTTTAAATGTTTTTTTATTAATTTTTTAATATTATCCATATCTAATAAGTAGTTTATTTTTCGGATACAATCTCGAATTTTATAACTTCAGGGTAAAAAATCTCTTCGTTGTGTTTTACGCCCTTTACTTCTATATAATATTCTCTTGGTATTAGTATTGAAGTATCTAAAACAAAACTATTTTCGTTGGTAACATCCATGTAAGTCCAATCAAAAACATTTACGTTAGTTACACCCTCTTTAATGTAGATTCGGTAAAACACCTCATCAAATAATTCGTTTGTGGATTTACTTATAGTTCTAAACATCGTGGTTAGTTTTCTGACTTCACCAGATTTTATTTTTTCATTTTGTTTTATACCTGAGTATTGTACAACGTACTTGTTTGATTCCTTTTTATTTTCACCAATACTAAATTTCGATGAATAAGGTTTAGGTACAAATTTTTGTGTTATATCGGGAAATGCGTTTCCTTCGACTTTAATTCCTTTCCATACATCATAAAAGAAACGTTTACCGTCACATACTAACCCGTCTATACCTAAGGTAACTCTATAAACACCTTTTCTAATTTTTTCCACTGTTAGGTCAGTTAGTCCCGTAATAGGTGTTTTTGTTGAGTCTAAAATATCGACACTTGGTATTTGATCCAAATCAAAAAAGTTTGTCTCCTTGTTTACATATAGAAATAAGTTCTGATCTGTTTTCTCTATAAAATTTTCACGATCATCAACTATCCTATCACTGAAATTAGTTTCTAAGTATGGTTCAAAAAATGTCTGTGTGTACTTTGTGAAGAACGCCACTGATTGGTCAACTTCGGAAGATAAATCTTCATATAAAGGTTCAAACGCAATACCTAAACCGTAGTTTACGGTACCGCCTGTAATTACTTCGTTTATGTATTCTGTTATATCTACATCTAAATGTTCATTACCATTATCGAATTGTTGTTCACCTATGATTACAGGATTATTCGAATATATT